ATATTGACTCTCCAGTAAATGATCAATGTAAGAAACATCAGCCCTCGGAATATAAAAATTATACAGTAATTCCTGTCCTTGTATTACAGTACTTTCAAAAGCGTCTTTACCACCACCTCCGTGATTCCTTGTCAATGATTGTCTTCCATCACTATACTGTATTGTGTATTCTGTATCTGCAGGATGATCTGGTCTGTAAATTACAATTTCAAATAAATTGTTATTAATATCATAAAACTGACCGGTTAATTTTACTTCTGTGGCCTCCTCTGATAATGTAAATGTCCTTACTGTTCCATAACTTGTACCATCACCATTTGTTGCATAAGCACATACATAATAACTCCCTTCACCAAGACTGTACACATCCTGATTCTGTTGAAAAGCACCAACCACTCCTGCTCCTTCATCAGTATAGGTATCTGCTAATGTTGGATTTCCTGTCGTGTTCCAACAAAAACCATGAGCAGTGATAGGACTACCTCCGTCACTGGTAATGTCACCATTTAAAGTTACTTCATCATATCCAATTACAGTAACCGCATTTGTTATTATAGTTGGTACAGCCATTAATATACAGTTTGATATTTACGATTCATTTCTCTTATTATATAATGTAAATCCTGTCCTCGGATTACCCATTCTCCCTCAGGCAGTCTAACAGTCACATCTCTTTCATAGGCAGGTAATTTTTTAGGAGGAATAACTGCTTCTCCTGAACTCAGTAAAGCTGGATAACTATCATTTGGGTAACCGGTGGGAACAATTCCTCCTTGAGCCATTTTTCCCCAACCTTCAATTTGTTTATGGGTTGCCTCTTCTGTAGCTTTTGACTGCTTACGAGTCTCCGTTGCATATGAAGATAATGCAACAATGGCGGTACCTGCTAACATCATTTTAAGACCCATGCCAGTCAAAAGACCTGTTGCTGTAAGAATAGCACCTAATGAAATTAATGTGGTTCCTATTTTTTTAACAACACTTAAAAATACATCAATTAATCCACTAAAGGCATCTTCTGCCCCTGCCATTGCCTTACCAATACTTTCTCCAAATCCTGTAAATATATCTGTCAATGCTTGTGTTTTTATTCCCATGAACTCAATTTGTAATTCAGTAAGGGTTATTTCTTTTCCTGCTTCTCTTAATTTCTTAATATAATCATCTGTATCTTTAATAGGACTTTTTAACAATTTTCTCCATTCTTCTTTTAACAACCTTAATTTTTCATTTAACAAATCAGTGTCATTTCCAATTAAGTTTATTCTCATATTTAAGTCTTCCATATCCTCTGTAAACTTTTTGAAATCATCACTAATTTCCCAATTTTTTAATCCAGATAATAATGCTAAAAATCTTGTAATTTGATCCTCTGTCATTATTCCACCAGATTCCTGTATTTCATCTATCAAAGCCTTAAACCCTTTCAACGCCTTTTCGGAATCATACACTTTACTTGTTAATCCCTCTTGACTTAATTTCCAAGTATTTAATACTGCTTCCGCTGTCATAAAAGATTGTTCAAGTTCTTCTGTTTTTGCTCGCAAACTTTCTTCAACTTCTATTTGTTTTTCCTGTGCTGTTGACAAAGCAATTGAATCTTTACTCATTCTTTCCATTAATGAAAGTGTGAGTTCTAAATTCTTATGATGTTGAACTTCATTTTTTACTCTTTGATCAGATAATGCCCCTTCTACCTTTGCAGCATTCATTATGAAATTAAGTGAAGCTCTTGCCTTTTCCCCTATTAAATCATATGAATCTCCTAATAACTTATGAGTTCTTTCAATTGAAGCTAACTCATCTTGATAATCTTTCCAAAGCTTTTGTAATTTAAAACCTGAAGATTCTTCATATTCTCTTCTTTTTTTCTGTTCTTCTATTATTGCCTTTATTGCATCACGTTGTTCTGTAATTAATCTCAATTGATCCTCTAATTCACTTTTTTGATCAATCATTCTTAATCCTTCATCAGTTGCCATAAAATCAATCCATGATCCAGCAGCTTTCTTTCTAAACTCCATTACCCTTTGCAAAATATCCAAATGTTCAACAAGAGCTCTTTCCTGCTCCTGTACATTACCTAACATTTGTTTTGCATATTCTTCATCTATATCTTTAGCATTTTTTAACTCTTTCACTAAAAAGTTATATTGAGCTGCATAATCCTCCACTGTTGGATTTGCTTGTAAAAGTGCCTGATATAAAGATTGTATAGTATCTTCATATTCTTTAGTTGTTCTTTCTGCTTTCTCTTCCTGCCACTGGGCTTCTTTCAGGGCATTTTTTCTTGCATTAATATATGGAATGATATGTGAAGTGCCGGTAGCCGCATAAACGATACCTGCTTTTCTTGCCCTTTCCCAAAAATCAAGTTCTTTATTTTTTCCACTTGCTAAATCCTCAGCCCTCCGTGCTTCCATTTCAGCAATACGATTATATAAGGATTGTTGTTTGTTACGGTTTTCAATAGAACGAGTATAAGCATCAATAATTTCTTTTCCTTCTTTTGTTCTTATATTTTCTTCAGTTAAATGACCAAGGTACTCCGGCATCGTATCATTCAAACGTTTAATAGCCTGAATACGCATTTCTCTTGAAGATAAATCACTTGTTGCGGAAGATACAAGTTTATCATATGCCATTTTTTCTGCAATGATACTTCTTTCAGCATTTTGTAACGCCCCATTTAACTCTTCCTGAGCATTATACATTTGTTTTACTCCTCTAATCCAACCAACCAATGCTGTAACTAAGATTCCTATTATAGCAGCAAAACCTGCCACCATTGCAAATTTACCAACCATCAAAGCCAAAGATTTAGCAAGTGTTGTAATCTTTGTTCCTATTGTTTTTAATATTGCAGAAAATGCCATTCCTGAACTTGTTACTTTTGCCATGACAAGATTTTGTTGTAACAATGAAGTTGACATTTTTTGTGTCATTAACATTGACTTACCAGTTGAAGCAACAAACATTCCATCAAACAAAACTTTTTGCTTCATTAAAGTTAATACCTTATTTGTCGAGGCTGCTTGAGCAAGTAATGCCGTTCTTTGTCTTAATAATGATTTGGTATAAGCTTCTGTGGTAGCAATTTGAATATTTGTCATTGCCACCTGTTTTTTTACAGTGGCTAAATATGCTTTGGCAGTTATATCAATTGTTAAAATTGCTTTCAATGCCTTTTGCATACCTAAGTAAAGTAAACTGAAAACAGGAACAACAGAAGATTTAATCACATTAAACAACACAATAATAGGTCCCATCGCAGCAGCCCACAAAGCTGTTTTCACAATTAAATCTTGTTGAACATTAGACAAGTTTTTAAATCTGTCAGATAATGAACGTACACTATCCATTAAATTACCTAAAATTGGAATAATAACACTTCCAATACTTTCACCTAATTCTGTGAACAATACCTGTGCTTGAGATACAAATTGATTTACTTTAAATTTAAAAGTTCCTGAAACTATTTCAAAGGCATGGTTTAATGCTCCTGCAGAATTTGTAATTGCCTCCTGTGTTTTAATATTCTCCTGTAAATTTGCTCCTAATATATCTAATATACCAGCCAAAGCCCGAATATTTGGGAATATATCAGCTACGGTTTGAATTCCATATTCTTTAGTTAAATCATTCAGTCGAAGTAATGCTGGCAAAATTCCTTCAGTTTCTATAATATGTCGTAATTCCCCAAAACTGGAACCAAGAGCATGTAAAGCATCCTCTGATTCTTTCGCAGGGTTAATCATTTTATTTAAAATCTGTCGTGTTTGCATTGCTGCCGTGGCTGCTTTCGTACCTGTACGTGTCATTGCTGCCATAGCTGCTCCAACTTGATCAAATCCTGCACCTAATTTACTTGCAACAGGTAACACAATTCCCATTGATTGAGCAAGGGCATTTGCTTCAGCTTTACCCTCTTTTACAGACGCAACGAGTATATCTGCAGCACGGGCAGCACTAAGGTTTTCTTTACCATAGGCATTCATTGCAGAAACAATCAAATCAGCCACTTCTTTAGTTTCTCCAAGACCTGCAGCGGCCGCCTTTGCAGAAATACGCAAGACGTCCATTGTCTCTGCCCCACGAATACCTCCTGTTGTAACAAAGTAAAGGGCTTCAGATAATTCTCTGGGAGCTTTACCAAGAGCAGGGGCAAGGAGTTTTAATTCCTCCCCCCATGCTTTGGTTTGATCTGAAGCAATATTAACCAGTCCCGTAACTTTAGAAAGATTAAATTCAAAATCGGCAAAAGTTTTACCTGCAATACCTCCTATAATAGCAGTCGGAAAAGTAACGAACTGAGTCATAACTCTACCAAAAGCAAGTATTGAGGCATTCAAACTTGCAATAGAAGTATTCATACCTGCAGCAGATGTAGCAACAGCTCTTTCTAAACGATTAGTATCACGTATCGCTTTATTAATACCACTTGTCGTGACTCCTAAGAATATGGTTAATGTTCCTACATTCATTTTCTTACTTTTTTACGTTCCTGTTCTCTCACTGTCTCATTCTGTTTCTTTGCAAACTGAAGCATAAACCTTTTCATTTCATCTACACTTTGTTTCTTTTGTCTTTCTTCTTTTATTTCACCACTCCAATCAACTAAAAAGTCTTCTGGTTTTGTCAACTCACTGCCTTTTTTAAAGTGAGCTTGAATAAGAAGATTTGCAATATGTGAAAGACCTTGTGCTAATAATGCTTCAATTCTGTAATCACTTGTTGGATCTATCCTGTCATATACTTCCCATTCTGCTAATTGAGTTGCTGTCAATTGTTCCAATAATCTGTCAGGGTGTATAATTCCTAACTGTTTGCAGAGCCGGAACTGGAACTGTTTTCCTGGACTGCTTCTGAGTTTTTTAAGATTTCCTCTTTATCCTCTTCACTTATTCGATTTAACCTTTGAGCAACTGTGATAATTTTATCCAAGTTACCAGCACTCATCATTGAGTTCAGTGTTTGTACGTCTTGTGGTTTAAACAGTAATACACCATCTGCATCACATACTGTTACGACTGCCAACTTTGCACGGAAACCTTCAATATCAACTTCATAGTCAATAGGACGGTTTTTGTTTCCTGATGGTTTTTGCTTCATTAATGATTTTTCCCAAGTGTCTTTTTCCTTGCCTGTCATTTCACGGACATATACATACCCTTTGGTTAATTCAACTTTCTCAATTTGCAGTTCATCCCTCTGCAAAAGCATTTCCCTGTTTAATAAAACTGATTCTTTCATTTTTGATTAAATTTTAAAAACTATTTGTAATAAAAACTTTTATGATTAAAAAATTGCCTGATTAGCATAAATTGTTATTAAGCTCCGGAACCACTACCAGAATTAATCGTGACTTGTCCATTGACTTTGATTGTAACGTTGGCAGTTACTTTATCATCCGTTGTAATTTCTAACGGTAATTCAGTAACCAAACCACTAAATCCAAAACTTGTTACATCATCATCAGGAAGAATGATTTCATAATTCTGAGCATCGTTGTTCTCAAAATCATCATTCATTTTGTCATAGGTACTTCTCGTAAAGTTCATGTTCAACGTAACAGTACCACCATCACGGAATCCCGCAATGAATTCCCGGTACCCGCCAGTAGAATCCAATGATGTAACATCAATGAAATCCCTGGTTTTTGTTGGTCCTGATATGGAATTAATCTCGGCTAATGCTTCCCATGTACTTGTATCAGCATCCCACCGCATAAATTTTGTTCCAACACCAGCAATCGCATTACTCATAATTTAACCTCCTTTTTACACTTTAAATTAATTTATCGCCTTTGTATGTCAAAATTGACAACAAATCGTGCTCTTCTACTATTGTCCCAGTCCAAAAATCCAATATCACTGGAACATATGATCACACTATAATAAGTATCGTTCCACGTCTCATGTGCCCGGCCGTGTAACGCATCCTTAATTTCATTTATCTTTTGCCAAGCTTCACTATAAGATATATCCCGAACTCTTATTTGAATTGAAGGTCGTTCATACTTCTCACTTTTATCAAATGTTAGTTGAGGACTATACCCTCCAGTATCAAATATAGTAACTGTATTAGGTGGAGTTGACGGCTCAAATCCTATAAATAAATTTGTTCCAAAAGCCAAATCTAAATCTTCAGCTTCTAACATATCTTTAATATCTTCTGCAGGTGAATTCATTTCATTACCATTCTAACATTTTGAATAATAATATTTACCACTTCATCAGTATTTCTTTTCAATGCCTTTTCAAGAAATTTAGGACCTGAGTCCGGTCTTGTCCAATTAATCTTTTTACCATATGCTTCATCTGTCATTTCATGTACATACACGGCATAATTGGCACTAAACCCTGCTAATACTTGTACTGTACCTGGTTTATCACGGACAGGTCTTTGAAACCATGATGCCCGTAAAGTTCCTCCCGCATGGTATTTCTGTCCTTTATTGTACCTGTCAGGACCTACTGGAATGATAGGAGGTGTTTTGTCCATATCATACCTAATAAATGACACAGCATCACCTAATCCCATTTCCAAAGCTCCCGCAATCCTTCCCATAACCAATACCATATTTGCCTGTAATGCTTTTCCTCCAACAACAGCAACAATTCCTCCGGCAATCATTTTGTTCAGTTTATTCTGAACTTCTGTCAATCCTGCTGTCCTTGCAGCAATACCAGCCTTCTGTATGGCAGGACCAAACTTCCCTGACATTGAAGGAATGTTAGTTCCCGGAATATATCTTACTTCTGCTCCCATTATCTATTTACACTTACATACCATTTCTTTCTCAGGTAAACCTTACGAACGAAAACCGTCGTTGATTTTATCATTGGTATTTTATCATAACTTATAATTCTCCTTGCTGCTTCAATAGTCATAGGATTATCTAATTCATCACTATCAAGATCAGTCAGACTACCTAAATACAAATACCCATCAACATCTAAATCCTCTGTAATCAAAACTTCAGCATCACTTGACGTTTCTGCTCCATCATTACTCACAACAATTTGTGCCTTATCTTCCCAACGACAACTTATTTCAACAGGTTCGTCAAATACAAAGTTACCATAACCATCGTTTTGTGGGTTCCCCCAATACACGGCGGTTTGAACACAAACTTTCTGTATGAATTTATCAATGCTCATAATCTTTTATAATAAAGGACTGTCATCAAAACTTACCACTGCTCTTGACGTTGCTGTACGTTTTCCTTCTGCCAAAGCCAATAACGTATTACTTGAATCCAAGTTGATTGCCATTTGTCCATAAGGTGAAGAGGATAATCCTGCTCCCCATTTACCAGTATATGTAATTTCAGCACCTCCGGCACCTTCTTTTGCTGCCATACGTTCACGCGTAACCGAAATCATATGTGCCGTGATCCATTTTTCAATCTTTGTCATCATATCTGTACTCAATCCTTTACCTGTCAAAGAATCAGTTACAAATACATTAGCATCATCTATGTATGACGTAATCACCGCATCTTCCAACGATGTATCATCCAGTATATTTTTTACTTCATCAACTGTTGTTCTTGCCATTTTTCAGTTCCTCCGTTCTTTATTAATGGTAATATTATTTGTGGTATTTCATCATCCCATTTTAAACCTAACCATTCAACTGTTTCTTTTATTTGTTCAAAATTCCCGTCCGCCATTCTATCAGGCCACACAACACGACAATTCAAACCTTCCTGTATCATTTCAACAAACTTTTGTTCATATTGATGAATCCACCAAAGCCAACCATCTCTTTCTTCTGTATACTCTAAGACCTTTAAATTATTAGGATTTTTAAATTTATACATGAACCCTGTCTTAATACAACTTTGAATGACATCTCCTGTCCTGCGACGCACAATCAACCACTTTGCATCAGGAAAAGCATAATGCCAAACAGGCCAACATTGAGCAAGGATACCACCTTTTATCATCCAAGGTTGATCTTCATACCAACCCTCCTGCTTCATTTCTGTCTGTATCAATTCTTTCCAACTATGCGGAATACATACATTATTAGTAACTGGAAACAATTCATTCCTGTCAATCAACATTTCATAATGTAAAGAATGAACCATTGTATTTTCAAACATTCTACAACCACCACTAAATACTCCACACATATCCAATATACGTGCAATAAATGTGCTACCAGAACGTTCTGCCCCTGTTATCAAGATTGGTTGTATTTTTTTATCCGTATTCATTTCTTTTTAAATATGATTAAACTCCCTAACAGTTCATGTTGGTACATTTTGTTGTTCTTTTCCTGAAATTCAGTAATTGCTTTCACAATACCGGGATATTTAGAAGGAATATAGTCATGAAAAATAATCACCCCTCCTCTATGTACTAAATCAATCCAAGCCAAATCCTTTTTTAAACCTTCATACGTGTGATCTCCATCAATAAACAGGAAACCAATAGTCTTTTCAAACAACTCCTTTGGTTTTTTACTATTAAATACGTTTTCTGCAAAATCCCTGACAGGAACAACCACATCCTGACAACCTGCATTTTTAATATTCTTCAAAAAGGCATCATAATTACAGGCACGGGATTTATGAGGATCCACAGCATAAAGTTTATCACCTTTTTCACGTATCTTCAATCCTAAACCTATTGCAGACGTTGATCGTCCCATGTAACTGCCTATTTCTACAGCATTGCCTTCAGTTGCACTTGCCCACCAGAACAATTTCATTATCTGAGCATCTCCTACACTATGAGCAGGTGAGATATGATTAATCCACTTGAAATCAAATTCCATTATAATTCTCCTTTCATATATTCTTTTACCCAATCGATATATTTGGCAGCTTCACGTGGACGAGGCTTACCATGAAAACAAACAATACGTTCATTTCCTTCTAATTCAATTCTTTTCTTTTTCCCTGGTTTGAACGATACAATTCCTTTTACAATGTCTTGCCAATAAAAATCAGGTACAGTGACAGAACCAATAAATTCCTGATCACCACGGTGCTTTCTCATATGTCCTTCAGGATTGTTAATCCATGCTTTCCAAATTTGTGCAACTTTACCATTATTGGCAGGAATCCACATAACACCTGACGCTGCCCGTCTTGCTTTATAAAAGTCCCGTAACATAATTACATTACTTTGTATGTGATCTGCCGGGAGAACGCATGAAACAGGCTTGAGCAAGGCTGTATCCAAATCCATATACATAAACGGG